GATGCCAAGCATCAGTGCTCCCCAGGGCGCATTGGAGACCTACAACAACTACCAGAGCGCCCAAGCCAACTACAAGCCTATCAAGATCTACAACCCTGAGACGGGTCGTGAGGAGTACACCAGCGAGGGCGCAGTGGTGCGCGGCGCACGTGGCGGCGCTAGCGGTGGTCAGCAGGATATCCGTAGCTCTGCATATGCAGGCGGCTCCCGTGCCTCTGCGAATCAGGAGAGCATCCAGATTTTGCAGATGGAGCTGAAGCAGCCCGGGCGAACTCAGGCCGAGAAGGACGCGATTTCACGCGAGATTGGGCGGCTTCAATTCGCGCCGAAGGGGCAAGCCGCCGCACCCTCATCTGGGAACTATGCTGCTGGTCCTAGCTCTGCCGAAGCAGCTCTATCAGATGCTGCACGGGCACGTGCTGTGGACACGGCAAAAGCCGATGTGGTACGCGATACCGACAACCGCAGCAAGGTCCGCAATGCAAGCGACAACCTTTCAAATGCAGACCGTGCCATCGAGCTGTTGAATCTCGGCCCTACAGGAAGTGTTATCGGCTCCCTGATGGATAGCGGTTCGGCGGTTTTTGGCCGCTCAACGCCAGGAGGGAAGATCGCGGCTCAACTCGATATCGTGTCTGCCAACATGGTGAAGAACGTCCCGCGTTTCGAAGGGCCGCAGTCCAACATTGACGTCGAGGGCTACAAGTCCGCCGCAGGTCGCGTGGCTGATCGATCTCTGCCAATTGACCAGCGGATTGCTGCTGCTCAAGAGGTGAAGTACTTCGAGCAGAAGGCGCTGCGCCAAGCAGGCGGGCAACAGACTGGAGGTGCCACTGGCAGCTGGGATGGATCGTCAGGCGGAGGCGGTCAACGCGGACAAGTGATCAACTTTTCGGACCTGAAATAATGGATGTACGTCTGCCGGATGGCACCATCATCAGCAATGTCCCGGACGGCACGACAAAGGCCGACCTGGTCACGAAACTGCAGAACAACGGTATGGCTGTGCCTGCTGACTGGCTGCAGCAGAGCGCGCCAACTGCGCCTGCCAATCCTGTGCAGGACGCGGGGCGAGCGGTAAACCGCGGAATCTCTGACCTGCCTCGTCAAGTCGGCTTGGCTGGCCGCTACGGCTTGGAGGGGCTGGCAAACGCTGCCCAGGTGTTCACAGAGCCTGTGGCCGGTCTCATGCGGATGGCAGGCATCAACACTGCGCCGTTGGGGCAGGTTGCGACCAGTGCGGCCGATGCCATTGGCCTACCCAAGCCGCGCGACGAGCTGGAGCGCGTGGTGGGCGATGCAACCCGCCTTGTCGCGGGCGCCGGCGCAGGCCTGGGCGGTGCACAGCAACTTGCAAAGCTGCCCGGCTTGGCGGGCTCCGTGGGCAGTGCGCTGTCCGCAGCGCCTACTGCGCAGCTGTCGTCCGCTGCAGGTGGTGGCGGCTTGTCTGGTCTGTCGCGCGAAGGTGGTGGGGATGAGTTGCAGCAGGCGGCTGCAGGCCTGATTGGCGGTGTGGCTGGCGGCTTCGCCCCTGGCCTGCTGCAAGGCGCTGCGTCTGGTGTGAAGCGCGCCCTGACACCGAAGATGACGCCCCAGCAACTGGATGCGCAGATTAATGTGATCTTCGAGCGCTCCGGTGGCGACTACTCTCAGATCCCGGAGCGCGCACGCCAGGCGCTGCGCACTGAGTTGCGCAGTGCGCTGCAGTCCGGCAAGGAAGTGAATGCCGACGCCGTGCGCCGACTGGCAGACTTCCAGGCGACCGGGCTGACTCCGACGCGCGGCATGGTCACGCAAGACCCTGTGCAGATCACGCGCGAGATGAATCTGGCCAAGATGGGCGCGAACTCCGCAGACGACCAACTGCAGGGCATGGCGCGCATCCAGAACCAGAACAACACGCGGCTGATCGGCAACCTGAATGAAGCCGGCGCGAGCCGTGGCGACCAATTCCGCGCGGGTGAGTCGGCGATTGGCGGCATTTTGGGCAGGGATGCTCAGAAGGCTGCGAACGTGACCACGCTTTACGACCAAGCCCGCGACACCACAGGTCGTAGCGCGCAACTGAATGGCCGCGCCTTTGCCGACAACGTTAGCAGGGTGCTGGATCAGAATCTGCTCGGCGGCGCATTGCCTCCGCAGGTCGAGCAGCACATCAACCGGATTTCTGCCGGCCAAGTGCCATTCGATGTGAACTATGCAGAGCAGTTGAAGACGTTGATGGGCAACCTGCAGCGGAACACCAATGACGGTCAGACACGCATGGCGCTGGGCATGGTCCGTCACGCACTGGATGACACGCCGCTGATGCAGCAGGCCGCCCAAACGGCGCCAGGTGGCATCCCGATGCTGGGCGGTGGTGGTGGGGCGAACCTTGGCCAAGAGTCCATCGACGCATTCAATGCCGCGCGCCAAGCCGCCCGCGAGCGCTTCGCCTGGCAAGAGAGCGGTCGGCCCGTGGCGCAAGCAATTGGCGGCGCTCAGCCTGATGACTTTTTCCAGAAGTATGTGATCAAGGGAACTGTCGCCGATGCCCGCAACCTGGCAAACAATGTCCCGGTAGGCGAGACGCGTGATGCCATCGTCAACCACCTGAAGGACAAGGCCCTGGGTGGCGCTGCGGATGAAGTGGGAAAGTTCAGCCAGTCGGCGTACAACAAGGCGCTGAGCCAGATTGGCGACAAGAAGCTGGCTCTTTTCTTCCAGCCGGAAGAAATCGAAAACCTAAAGCGGGTTGGGCGTGTGGCCAGCTACACCCAGGTGCAGCCCGTTGGGTCGGCGGTGAACAACAGCAACTCTGGTGCGCTGCTGCTCGGCCGCGGCCTGGACATGATGCGCAACATCCCCGTTGTCGGCCCGATGGTCAGTCCAGCTGTGCAGAACGTGCGCGCAACGCTGCAGCAGCGCGCCGCGGAGAACGTGGCTCCTGGCCTTCTCGGCCCGGTGCAGCGCGAACCCGTAATGCGTGGCCTACTCAACCCGGCCCTCGCATACACCGGAGGTCTACTTGCGCCCCCGCCATGAGTCGTACAGGGCAAGCACGATCAGCGCGCCAATCCACCCGATGAAACCGGGGCTGAAGTTGCTGTTCCTGATCATCTGATTGATGGTCTCACGCAAATTTTCCATAGTCCTATGCCCGCCTTGAGCGGGCTTTTTGTTGCAAAAGTATGGCTGGTGAATACGACCCAACAAGCGGCATGAGCCCGCTCGAATTGCTCCTTGCTGGCATCGGCCAGGGGATGAACAACACGAAATCTGGGATACAGCAGTCGCTGGGTCAACTATCGAAGCAAGACATTCGCGATCTGCGCGATCTCGACTCGTCGCTGCTGTCTACCGGGATGGGGCTAGCTGGGTCAGTCCTGGGGAGCACGCTAAGCATGGTCCCCGTCGCATTTGCACCTGGCGCCAACACATTGGCCGGTGCAGGCCTCCTGGGCGCTGGGATGGGGCTCCTGCAGCCCAGCGGATCCTCTGATGAGACGCTGCGCAATGCGGCTGCATTCGGGCTGCTCGGCCCGGCCAGCCAACTCTCCGGGCGAGCGCTTGGCGGCCTTCTTTCGATGCCGGGCAAAGCCGCCGCTTACTAGCTTGGCGACCAACAACAGTCCGAGCGCTGCGAATGGCACGAGGAAATAGGACAGATAGGACAACACAGATGAGAACCTCCCTAGAGCCGTCTGGGCCGGCGCAGCGAATCATTGAGCTAAAGCTCCCGTTGCCGTACTTGCTGTCGATCCTGGGCGGCATTGCCGCAATGATCGTGTCGATGCACTTCAAGGGCGAGAAAGCGGCAGAAGAGATCGTGGCCCTGCGCGGCGACATCCGAGAGTTGCGTGCCGAACTCAAGGTGAAGGACAACACGACAAGCAGCCTGTCAGGCGCCCTCACGTTGCTGCAGTTCCGCATCGACACAGCAGAGTCCGACATTCGCGTCCTGAAGCAAGCAGAGCCTCCAAGGAAGACCAAATGAGCGACCCCATCGTACTCATCGACGCGCTGTCGAACAGCAACGTTCAAGCCTTCCTGCGCATGCTCCGCTACGGCGAGGGCACAGAGTCGGATGACGGATACCGGGTGATGTTTGGCGGGGAGCGGTTCGAGGACTTCGCGGATCACCCGCGCAAGCGCATTACAGAACTGCTTGGTGGCAAGCCACTCACCAGCACTGCTGCCGGTGCCTACCAGTTCCTGTCATCGACTTGGGATGAGATGGCGTCCAAGTATGGACTCAAGGACTTCACGCCAAAAAACCAGGATATCGCGGCAGTTGGCTTGATAGCTCGTCGCAAGGCGCTGGATGACGTGATTGCTGGCCGGTTTGAGGCTGCCATTGCCAAGTGCAGCCGCGAGTGGGCCAGCCTGCCTGGCAGTCCATACGGTCAGCCCGTGGTGACCATGGAGAAGGCCAAGCAGCTGTATGAGGAATACGGCGGCACCTACGCGCCGGCCATCGAGCCGCAGGCATTTGTCTCGCAGATCCCAGAAACCCCCAAGGAGTCCAGCATGACCCCATTCATAGCCGCCGTCCTTCCATCGCTGATCGACCTTGTGCCGAAGCTTGGGAAGCTGTTTTCCTCGGGCTCAGAGACTGCAGAGCGCAACATCAAGGCCGCAGAGATCGTTGTGTCCGCAGCAAAGGAAGCCATCGGCGCGCGCAACGAGCAGGAGCTGATGGAGATCATCAAGACTGACCCATCGGCAGCCGCCTCGGTCAAAGCCGCAATTGAGGCTAAGTGGTTCAGCCTGGAAGAAGTTGGCGGCGGCATCCAGGCTGCGCGCGAGGCCAATTCCGTCTACATGGAGCCTGGAGCCCCTGGCTTCTGGATGAACCCCGCCTTCTGGGTGTCCATGGCATTCCTGCTGATGCCGCTCATGATCTTGGTGGACATGCTGTTCGTCCACCCGGGCAGCTACGATGACACACTGCGCATCCAGATCGTGACCGCGATTCTTGCGTTGCTGGGCATCGTTGGCGCCTACTGGCTGGGCACCAGCTTCTCGTCTCAGCGCAAATCTGAGCCGAAGACGCCAGGGGTGGTTTGAATCCACGGCAACGTGTTACCTAACTGAGTGCCAAGTGATTGATTGCATTACTTGCCATTTGCACTATCCACAACCAGTCTTGCCTGTTGTCACATCCGCACAAGATGTTGATCTGAAATGAGAAATTGCTGTGGATAGTTGTAATGTAGGGGCATGTTCCCTGTGCAGACCATGAGGATTCTTTTCTCCTCTGTAGAACGGCCTGTGTTACCTAATTGTTCCCTAATTTGTTCCATATCCCTTCCTGTGGATAACAGGCACTACGACACTTTCACGCGCACTGGCTCGATCCCTCTGGGGTCAGCATAAATTGCGGCCGCGCTCTCCGATTTATGGCCAAGGAGTGCCTTGGTGTCCACGTTGCCTTGGGCCATGTATGTACGCTTCGACAGTGAGCGTATCTCATGGAACGTAGGGGCGTTCTCGCCAGTGATCCCAGCGAGGTCACGTGCTTCCGTGAAGGCCTTGCTGATGCGGTCCACGAATACCGCGCTGCCAGCCTCGACGCCGGCTCGATAGGTCTTTCGGTGATGCACCACATACTTGCTGACTACGTTTGATCGGCATGCAGACAATGCATCTAGCAGCGTCATTCCCATCGCGTCCATCCGCAGCGACAATGGGATCTCCAGCCAAATTCCTGTCTTCGCTCGGTTGATCGTCAGAAACTCCTTGCCAATGGCTTTCCGCTCCAGTTTGGACACGGTGTCTCGGTCCATGCCAGAGATCAAGGCCACTAGCATCGCACCCGGCAGCCATGGTGCTATCTCTGGAGCCTTGTCGAGAATCATGCGGAACTGGTCAAGCGTGAGGCGGCTGCGGGATGTCTTGGCCGCCGGCTTGGAGATTGGCTCCACAGGGTTCTCATCCATCCACCCGAGCGCTCGTCCTCGGCTGCAGACGGCATGCAGCCTGGATCTCAGTGCCTGAGCTGATCTCTTCCTGCCAGCATCTGCCTCGTCCTCGATGAACTTCGCGCAGTGAGCCACCGAAAGTCCGCCGCATGCAATCTGCCCCAGGCCTTCGCGGATCTTCTTGTCAAGGGATCGGTTGCTTTTTGCCGTGTTGTAGACCGGGCTGGATGGCATCTTGTCGAGCAAGTCGGCAATCGTGTTGTCCTTGCCCTGGATGCGATCCAGCAAAGCGGGCTTGTCCGACAGCACAAATGCAAGGGCCTCGTTCGCTTCTCGCTTGGCCTGGGCAATGGAGACTCGGCCGATTGCCAGCTCCTTGCCTGTCGCTGGATTGCGCCAGGTGAAGTATCCCGGCCGCGGCTCGCGCAGTCCTGCAGGCCAGTCTCTGCGCCTTCTATCCCGTGGCCTTGCTGCCATGTCATGCCGCCTTTCTCACGCGATCCAGTAGTGTCTGCCGCTGGTTGTGGTCGATGGGGCGCGCGTCTTCTTGCACGTAGTAGCACTTTCCAACCTTGACAGGCTTCGGCTCGATCTTCCCATCGCGCGCCAGTCGGCGCAGCGTCCAAAGACTCGGGATGGGGTCAAAGTGCCGCGCAGCCCAGTCCAAGAGTTTGATTCGTTTGCTCATAGTGTGCTTATGAAAAAGCCCCGACTAGCGGGGCTGGGGTTGTTGCTGTGCTTCCGGCGTGGGTGAATTGAGTTCACGCAGCGCAACAGCGATGTCGCTGCCATTGTGCTTGGCCATCTCGGCAATCAGCTCATCGCGCGACATGCCGCGCAGTTCGGTCATAGCCTGGTTCAGCAGAGCCTTCCCATCCGGCTTCTCCAGCGCGAACAGGTGCCTCAGCCACGACTGCGCGCCGGCCTTGGTCAGGTGGCCCTGCGCCTCAGGCTTGAGCGCCCAGTCCGGCGCCTGGGGCCAACCAGCCAACTCCATGTGGCGCCTCATCCTCGCCACGGTCAGGCCCGGCTCACCGTATGCCATCAGGAACATGCGGACAGCTTGGTTTTCGCCGTCCTCGTCCAGCAGTTCTCTGTTCATCCTCATCCCCTCAAATGAAAGAACCCGCTGGTGCGGGCTCTGGTTGCTGGTCCTGTGGCTCTTGCCACCTGTCGCGCTTGTCTCCGCGCTCGCGGGCTCTACGGCTCATGGCTGCTTCTCCTTGATGCGTGTTTGAAGCTCGGCGGCAAGTCGTTGATGCCACTTCTGCGCGGCCTCATCGTCGGCAAAGACGACATGGAAGTTCATGCCTGGCACCACGGCGCCGATGACCATGGCGACGATGAAGCAGGCGCCGATGACGGCTAGGAATTGGGTCATGGCTTGTCCTTCATGGCCCGGATGGCCGCATCAGGTGGTCGTATAGGGCGGCTCGCGTCTGCTCCAGCGGTGCTGCAACGCTGGCTGGCAGAGGCCGCAGTACTGCATGCTTAGGCTGGCCGGTCTGCATCGCGGGCAGCATGCCGACGAACACCTCGGCCATCTCTGGGTTGATGAACGCGATGCACTGCTTGCCGTCCACTTCGATGAAGACGTTGATGGCGGTGATGTTCACGATGCAGGTCCTTTCTGCTGCGCCTGGGCGCGCTCATCAAGCAGGCATGCACCTTCGATAGCCTCGGCCACAGCGGCCTCCAGCGTTTCGTGCGTGCCGTCTTTCGGCCACCAGCCGTCGTAGCTGTTGCTGCCGCATGGATGCGTGACCATGATGTAGAAGCGGTCGGAGTCTTCCTCGCGCTCGACAAGGAAGTGATGCCCGTCCTTCGCGTAGCCAGCGATTCCGCGCTCGCTGCGCTCCACTTCGGCCAGCACCTGGGCGACCTTCTTTTGCAGTGCTGTCTGCATGTCAGCTCTCCTTGTGCCCAGTGGGGCGCAGCAGGTTGTCCTCGGCGTGGCGGGCTTTGGCCTGGGCCTCGACGGCATCGCGCATGCACTGCGCGGCAGGGCTGGACCACCAGGCCACCATGGCTTCCAACACATCCATGTCTTCCTGGGTCACGTCAGGCACCTTGGGCCAGTCCGTGCGGCATGGCTGTTCCCTGCGGATGGGGTACTCGCGGGCCAGCATGAACTCGGCAGTCCGCAGGCCGTTGTTGACGCCGCGCACGCGCTTGTTCTCGATGGCCCAGGCCGCAAGGTATGCGTCCTCGGCGCAGGAGAAGGCGCCCGACGCCGCCATCCGCTGCGCCGCATAGGTGAAGCCGCCGCCCCCGTTGCAGCCCATGAACACCATGAACGAGGCCGCCACGCTGGCCGCGCGCTGCCGGATTGATCCGTTCGTCCGGCCGCCGAGGATGTAGCGCAGCTCCTCTGGGCGCTGCTCCGCAAACTGCTGCCACAGGGACAGGAACAGGACTTCCTTCGGCGTGCTGGCGCGCGGCGGATGCAGCGGGACGTGCTGCAGCTTCGGGGAGATGCGGTGGTCAATCGGCTGCATCGTGCTCCCCCTTGGCTGCTGCCTGGGCTGAGTCAATCCTGGCGCGCAGGTCGGAAGGCCCGTCGGGTCCGCCGTCCACTTCCTCGGGGCTGGCCCAGAACAGGTCGCGCGATCCGTAGCGCAGCGGCGCGCGGACGTTGACGACCTGTGCTTCGAGCCAGTCCATGCGTGCTGTGTCGCGGGCATCCACTGCAGGCGCAGCAGGTGCTGCTGGTCCCGTGAACAGCACGCGGCGGCGTGCCGGCACGCTCACGTCATAGGCCGCTTCACTCGCGTCCCTCCAGGTGTTCTTCGGGTCGGTGTGGTAGGGCTGGGAGATCTGGTAGACCGGCTCGGAGGGCGCAGCAGGTGCCTGGGGCGCTGCTGCCGCGAAGCTCTGGTTGTCGCACCAGTGCGTCGGGTTGTGCTCTGCCGGCGACAGGCCGCAACGCTCGCAGACCGGGGCTGCAGGCGCTTCCAGGGCGGGCACTGCCTGGGCGGTGGGAGCGGCAGCTGTCGAGTGGAATGCAAAGGCGCCATCAAGGAATGCCCCTGCAAACTTGCGCGCCATGTTTTGGCATTCGACCTCGCGGCCGACATAGAGCTGCTGCGTGCCGTCTCCGGCTACGACCGCGTGGCTCCAAAGCATGCTGGCGTTAGAGGGCACAACTTTGTAGCGATCGAGCGCCATGGCATCCATTTGCTCATGCGGGTATTCGCCCCGGGGCGCCGCAGCGGCAGGAGCTGCCCCGGCGCGGGCTTGCCAAACTTCCCAGTCATCCATTTTTGCGCAGTGCGCCCGGGTGCTGTTCTCGTGGGTTGGCTTCGGGTGCCGCTGTGCGTACCAGGCTTCAAATGCGTCGCGCTCTGCTGCAACGTTGGTCATGATTTGCTCCTGTCGATTTGCCACCAAGTGGCAGTGGTTTGGATGACGTGGCCTGCGCGCTGCAGCAGCGGGCACTGGGGTGGGGTCGGGGTCATGGGGCGGAAACAGGAAAGCCCTCGCGGCATGCACCGGGAGGGCTTCAGGGAGGGTGAGTGTCAGGCGCTGGCGTCGAGCCGGTTTTTGATCGCCGTTACCTTGCGGTGGTATTCATTGGCCGCGTACACACGCTCCAAGGCGTCACGAAGCTCTCTCCGCGTGCACTGCTGCTGCATCTCGTTGCAGATGCGCAGGGCCTCGTAGATGGCGTCGTACTCTGGCTTTGACGCTCCCCAGGTCTGTGCACGGTCGTGGCGTGCGCTGATGGAGCGCATGGCGTCCTGCGCAGCCACCATCGCGGGTTCCACGTCCGGGAAGTGATCGCTCGCCAGGAACCTGCCCCAGTTGATCCGCAGAGTCAGCGTGTGCCACGTCGATTCGTCTGCAGTGCCTTCGATCAGCGTTGTCGCGAGGCCGAGCGGGACAAGCTGCAGCTGCGTCTCGTCCGCATTGCTGAACCGGATGTTGATGGGCAACTGGATGTGCCCAGCACCACGTACAGGGCGCCGCTGTTTCTTTGCTGCGCGGCGCTGGGCTCTGTTGAGTTGCATGGTGGCCTCCTGCTACTGGCCGTAATCGCCGTACCCGCTGTCATCGCCTTGCTGGTTGCCCTGGCGACTTCCCAGCATCTGCATGACATCCGCTCGGATCTCTGTGGCGTAACGATCCTGCCCAGTTGCCTGATCCTGCCATTTGCGCGTGCGCAGGGCGCCTTCGACATATACCTGGCTTCCCTTGCGCAGAAACTGACCGACGATCTCGGCTAGCTTTCCATTGAATACCACTCGGTGCCACTCGGTGGCTTCCTTGTTCTCGCCGGTGTTCTTGTCGCGCCAGCGGTCGGTGGTGGCGATGGTCACGTTGGCCACCTGGTCGCCACTCGGGAAGGTGCGCATTTCGGGGTCGCGCCCGAGGTTGCCGACAATGATGACCTTGTTTACGGATGCCATATCAGGCCTTTCCTGTTTGTTGGGTTTCCCTGAGAGCGCGCTCGTGCTTCTTGATGTTGCTGCGCGTGTTCGCATCCAGTTTCGACCACAGATAGGTTCGCTCCTCTGGATCAGTGATGCCAATGGCTTCCCCATATGCACCCTGAATATCAGCAGCATCCATGCGCTCGTTGATGGCCTGCACAACACGGTCACACACAGCCATACGCTCGGCAGACACCAGGGCGCCATCAGTTGGCTTGTGACGCGGCGCTGGCTTCTTGGAGGCAGCGTTGCCGTCATCGTCTTCCGGCGCGATACCGCAGGCCGCCATCAGGCCGTACCGGCGCGCGTAGGTCAGTGCCGAGCCGTATCCTTGGGGGTCTTGCTTGGACGCCGGGACATGCAGCTTCCCAGCGCTGATTTGCTCGCCGGACTCGTGGATGAACAGCGTTTCCACGGTCACGCCACTCGGGTCTTCATGGCACGGCTGCATCAGCATGATCCCGTTGTTGTTGAGGCCGTCGATCACGGCTTCAACGCACGCGCTCAGGTCTGCGTACTTGCTGCGGAAATGTGGGTTCTGGCTGGTCTTGAGCGCGGGGCCGAACTCCTTCTGGGCTTTGACCAGCGCTGCCGAAATTGCTTGCATGATTTCTCCTAGAAGGCGGCTTCCTCGTCGCCGTATGTGTCCACGTACCATTCCGCTGTTTGCCGCGAAACGCCGTATTCAGTAATCCATTGCTGGATGGCTTGTTCACGTTGTTCGTCGCTCATGGTGATCTCGGTTGCGCTAGAAGGCGCCTGAGTTGATGAGGTGCGCGGCCGCGAGCCCGAACGCCACTGTGTTGAAAGCCAGCCAGGCGAATGCGTAGAAGAGTGGTTTCATGGCATGACCTTCCCGATCTCTGCCGCGACGTGAACGATGGCTCGGCGCATTTGCTCGCGCTTGTCGTCGCAGAACGTTGTGCAGCCAGGGATGCCCGGGCGTTGCGACTCAACCGTGCAGCCGTCGCCCTTGTGCTTGCCAGGCAGCACCTTCAGCCGTAGGTCCGCAGCCAGCCGAAAGGCTTGGCCATCGTCGGCCAGAGGGTTCCAGCCGAACCAAACTCCCTCGCTCGGAAGCACCAGGATTTCAGAACGCATCTCGCCGTGGTGGTACGAATCGCTCCACCTGTGTTGGTGACCCATAGCCTTTGCGGCCAGCGGCAGCAATTCCTTGTCGCTCATGACTTCTCCTTCTGCTGCAGCGCGGCCCGGTAGCCGTTCGCGGTGGAGATGCCCGTGCCTTCTGTGAGAAAGTCCCATGTGTGCCGGTACTGCTCGGCCTTGTTGATGACCGGCAAGTACCGAAGCATCTCGCTGCGCAGCTGGGCAATCTCTGATTGCAGCTCTGCGTATGTGGGCATGTCTGAGCTCATGACGGTTCCCGTGTCAGCAGTGCTGTGATTGCTTCCTGTGCTGCTCTGGCGGCTTCCTCGCTTGCATAGACGAGCCCACGTTTCTGCAGGTCAATTAGAGGATTGAGGGCGGAGTCTTCGAACCAGCGGTAGGCGTGGCCATCCTGCGTGATGTAGTACCCCTCCCCACTCATCACGGGCGCCTCGATCTCGCGGTCGCCGATGCGGATGGTCTTGGGCTTGATGCGGAATTCGAGTCCAGATGGCTCGCCAAGCAGGACCTTTCTTTCCGGAGCGTGGCTGTATTTGCCAGGGAAGCTCCACCAGGTTTCCGAGCCATCCGACCTGCGTGCTTGCACGTCTTCCCCATCTGCGATCCAGCGCAGCACTTGCGCGTGCGGGTGCTCTTTCTTCATGAGGCCTCCTGATTTTCTGCCTTCGCCTTCTTCGCAGAGGCACGGCGCGCAACCTCCCCACTTACCACGTCCTGGATGTATTCGAGGATCGCCAGCGGGCGGTATTCCTGGGTGATGTCGCCCTCGCCGCGCACGCGCTTGATGGGCAGTGGAAATCCCTCTGGGCGTTCTCCATTACGCAGTGCGATTTGCATTGAGACATTGCTGACGATGCAGTTCGCTGCGTAGATCGCCAGCATGTGGATGTCGTCCGCGTAGTACTTGCTCATGGAATCTCCTTGAGGCAGCTCAGGCTGCCGTTATCAAAAACAGGGGTGAGGCCCTCGCATGCCCGGGCTGCGGCGCGCGCGATGCGCTGCTCCTCGAGCGCGGTCTGGGGCTCCTGTGCGCCGGCCTGGCTGCAGCCGCTCAGGGCCAGCAGGAGCAGGCCCAGCAGCACAGCGAGCAGCCAGCCGCCTGGCACGCCATCGGCTTCTGGCTCGTAGACCGGTCCAGGGGTCGAGCACTCGCGCAGGTAGCGGGCATCGGGATCGGGGTTGAAGGGCTCCGCCGGGGTCACGCGCTGCATGGGGTGTCCTCCAATTGAGAAGGCCTCCCGGAGGAGGCCTGCTGAACACGCTTGAACTCGACAACCCAGACCCAGGGGTTGAGAAGCCAACTGCCTGGGCCATTGATCTGCTCCCAGAGGGAGAGGTACGACGCTCCGGGTAGGTTGGTACCCATGCCCTGCTCAGCGCCGTACACGCGCCAGTGGCAAGTTCCAGCAGGATCCAAGCGCACGTCGCGCTCAATTCCTTCGGCGATGGTGTCCGTGTCGCTGATGTCCTGCAGGCGCTCCACGCGCACGCTGGTGATCTCCAGCGTGATGCGGCTTGCAGTGCGCGGCATGTGGATGGATGGGCGCCAGCGTGAGGCTGCATGCGTCCACACACCTGTTTTCAGATCTATACGGTGATAGCTGGAGGCGCTGCCATGGTCTGCGCGGTACAGGAAACCGCCAGCGCTTCCGCTGTTTGGCGCCCAGGACTCGCGGACCCACAGTCGATCGCCTGGATCGCCGTAGGGGCAGCCATTCTGGTTCGGGAAGCGGCGAAGGATTTTGTCCAGGTCATCGCGCCCGGCGAATTCTTTTGCAACACGCCGCGTATGGGTCTTCGTTCCGGCGAGGAGAGCGAGAACCATAGGCGCAGAAAACAGGATCGGTCGTTCTTTCATGGCGTCCTCAAATGGCATCGGCGCAGTGCTGGAGCGCCTGGGGTTGGGTTGCGAGCGCTGCGCGCAGGGCTTCGGGTGCCAGCGGCTTGGCGTAGAGGTAGCGCACCTCGTAGCCATCGGCGGCATAGCTTGGGTCGGAGAGCACCATCTGGACATGTTCGACCGAGCAATTGCCCCATGCTTTGTCACCCTTGAATCGGCACTGACCAGCCACTGGTGCGTGGCCTACGGAAAGTGCCGCCTTCCACTGGTCATCACGCAGGCGCGAAATTTCTTCTGCAAACTCGCGCTCTGTGCTTCCAAAGCGTGGGCCTCCATAGACCCTTCGATATACCCGGGCCACGTCTGTGTCCGTGATGTGCTCTGGCGGCGTCGGCTCTGCGAACTTGCTCTGCAGCGCGGCTTCGAGAGTTGCGCAGCGGGCCTCAAGCTCCATCAGCCGGAACTCGGCCAGTGCAGGGTGGCGGGCTACGGTGGCGGCGTCAGGCAGCATTGCGGGCCTCCGCGATGTTTCGGCGGGCGCACTGGTATGCGTACTTGCTCAGCCAGTTTTCAATGGCCTCGCCCTGGGCCGTGTAGTCCTTCAGTTCGGCGATGACCTTTGCCAGCGCGAAGGGGATCTCTTTCATCGCTTCGATCACGAACTCAGGTGCGTAATCAGGCCCGTAGTGGATCTGCACGTATGCGTCCAAGAACGAGTCCTCGGCGTCATACTCGCTTTCGAGCGCGGCCAGAGCATCAGCGTCTCGGCTGGCGAGGCATGGGGGGCGGGCGTTCATGATTCCTCTGCCTCAACAAATGCGCCGTCCTCATCCAGCGCATACCAGACGCCGGGCTTGATGCCGTCCCGGCCGACCATCACGGCTTTCACGCCCAGCAGGTTGCCGTCGTCGTCACGGTGCGCGATCACGATTGCGCCGCCGTCGCCAGCCATGGCCTTGCCGCGCCGGCCAAGAACCGCAGACACGGCCCCTTCGCCCGTCGTCGCTGCGTTGGCCCAGTTGCCCGTCGTCGCTGCGTTGGCCCGGTTGCCCGTCGTCGCTGCGTTGGCCCAGTTGCCCGTCGTCGCTGCGTTGGCCCCTTCGCCCGTCGTCGCTGCGTTGGCCCC